GAGCTTTCCTGCGCTACCGTAAACGTCCTCATCGGACCACCTCCTGGAGTTGGATCTCATCCACCCGCGCAAGACCTCCAGGCTCAAGCCCCAGGCCGATGGAGTCGTCAGCAAAACGGACCAAACAATCGAACTCACCAGATGCCCAGACCCTGCCGGCTGGAGCAATCCCAAACGTGGCAACGCCCGTCTGGTAGTCGATCGAGTATTGGCTATCGTAAATCTCTCCCATGTCATCATGGAGGGTGATGGAGAACGGGACGGGGCGAATGATGGGACGAATGTAGGAATACCCCGCCGCACTGTACCGCTTGGCAAGCTGGACTGTGGAGCCAGAGACCACGCACTCCTCACGATCGAGCTTGAAGTCTCGCCAGTCCCGAAGCCGAAAGGTGTAGCCCTGCCCGTAATGCGCCATAAACCAGCCAAGGACCTGCTTAAGCTCACCACCGTCCAGAGCTTCGAGTCCGACCGAGAAGGGCTGCCCGATCTGATCATTGAGCCTGGTCCGCCGCTCCTGACCGTTGGCCACCCGCTCGATCAGAGCTTGATAAGCTGGGCCGCTCGAAAACCCCCAGTCCGAAAACGGGAACCTCGCCGCGGTGAATGGATGGTTGCCGTCTAGACACTCAAGCAGGCCGCAATCGCGTGCTAGAATGCCCTCCGCATGCTGGAGGTCTGCCGCAGTGAGAACGCCCTCCCAAATGGCAAGGTGCGCCAGGTAGCCGTCGAAATAGGAACTTGTGGCGTCGCTCTTCGACCCGATCGCGAACCCACCCGAAAGCGGGGTGGCTGTGTAGGCGCCGGAATTGACCTCGGTCCCATTGACCCGGACCGACACTGTACCTGCTGTAGCATCAGCGACCACACTCATGATCTGTGGGCCTGGAGTCCAATCGCCGGTAGTCCAGCCGTCCGTCGACGTGTAGAACCCGCTTCGGTTGGCGACCTTCTCCACCGCGCCAATGACCATCCGCGCCGTTTCAGAGTCGAACAGATACCGGTAGACCGTGCTCCAGTCGTCACCTGGGTCATACGCCACAATGATGGTCCAGTCCGTGTTTGCGTTGGTCAGGTCAGCAATGGTCAGCCCCTGCCCGCCCGAGAACTCGACTGCAGCAACGCCCTCAGGGAAAGGGCCCGTGTCCAGGACCGGTTGCTTGCTCGCAGTAGCCTGGGCAACTGTGAGACCCGTGACCTGATCCTCCCACGCCGCCACCTTGCCGCTGGATAGCGTGACCCCTGCATCAGCACGCCACCAGTATTTGAGCCCGGAGATGTCAGTCAGATCAGCCATGGGCCACCTCCTGCACCTCGACCGAGCCGATAGCGTACACGTCCGCAGTCTCAACCGTGGCCATGACATCCTCACGGCTGAATCTCGCCTGCATGTAATACCTCCCAGAGATGAGCAGAGACGCCCCAGCCGGTAGTGGCTCGGTCAGGGTGACCACGCCGTTGTCATAGTCGACAACATAATCGGTCCCCTCTGTAGCCGCTGGGCTCGACCCCTTCCACTGGTCGCAGATGTAGACCGTCACCGATCCGCGCTCCAGGCTCTTAATGGGGATGTCAATTGTCCGTCCCCCGGCACGCCACCGCTTCCGCACGCCAAAAACGGTGGTGACATCATCGCCCCAGCCGATGACCTCGCGCTCCAGCTCGTAATCGATCGGGTTTCTAAATTTGAATGCGTGGGTCTGGCCCCAGCAGGCCCTGAAAAAATCCGTCACCTCATCAGCCGTGACAGGCTCCTGCTCACCGATAGGGACTGTCCATTCCCACAGCGGCCGAGATGCAAGGATTGCCCGGGTCTCCTCACCAGCTCGATTGACCCAGATCTCGGTCCGGAACCTTGGGCCGCCCTCAGCCCACCGGGAGAGCAGCTCCGGGAACTCTGGCTTCTGGACTGTCTCGGTCGTGGTGATCCGGTCGGAGTATTCGACCTCTACGAAGACCTGTCCAACGCGTAACTCTTTCATCAGATCCCCCTCACGCTACGCAGGAGCCGCCCGCGCGATTGGCTGAATGATGTGGCATCAGAGACCCCAGGCACAACAAGGGTCGTATACCTCGGGGCGAAAACCATCCCGCCACCACCGCCCACCTGGGTCGTAGGAACCGACCGACCATCCGGCAGTGGGATGACCACCTCATCAGGATGCGCCACGATCGGGATCCCGTCAGGCCGCCCACCAGAGGCAAATGATGGAGCCCCAGCGAAGGAATAGGCTGATGCAACCGTATGGGTCAAGAGGCCGTCGGTATACCCTCCGATCTCAGCCAGCCCGCCACCTCCAGGCCCGAGAGGGCCGCCCGAAACAGGGGCCGCTCCACCACCGCCCCAAAGACCGCCCGCGATGCTGCCAATCGTCGAGCTGATGACCCCAACAATAGGCTCAGAGATCAGCTTTTCGGTGGCCAGTCGCCGGACAGAGTCGAGGATCGAGTTGAAAAACTTTCGACCGTGGAACTCGCCAGACATGAACGCCTCAGTAATCTGGTTCTCCACCTGGACGAATGCCTGGGCAACCTCGTACGCCATGGTCTTGATACCTGACAGCTCCTCTCTGTAGATGCGTGCACCTTCCGCCACATTGGCCAGGGCGGACTCCTGGAGCCTGATTTTCTGGGCCAGCTCTTCCTCTAGGAGGACAAGCCGCTCGGTCTCGGAAGGCATATCCCGCTTAGCCTGCTGGATCCGCTCGTATTGCTCCTTCATCCCCTCCAGGGTCTCGGACTGCTGCCCGAGGAGGGAGTCGTTGCGCTCCAATAGGTCCCCGTACTCCTCCTCCCAGCCAACCATAGACTCATAGACGGCCAGGTCTTCCGCCCCGTAAGCCGCACGGCCGCCTGCGTCCTCATAGATGCCGCCCGCGTATCCGAGGGTTTCAGAATCGCCCCCGTATTGGCTTTGCTTGGCTCCACCATAGGTCGATTCATAAAGCGCGATGTCAGCGGCACCGCGACCACCTGGTTGGTTCGGAATCCCAAAGGATGAGGCCGATGAAGGCATCTGAAAAGTGTTTGACCCATCGACTGGGATCATTTGCCCATTCATGACCTTAAACGCCATGGTGAGCCCCTGCTGCTTCTGCCCGGTGAATGCCTCCCCGTTTACGATCGCCTTGCGAAGGAGGTCCGCCTCGCCTTGGCTCAGCATCGTAACCGTTTCGCTTGCCGGGGTAGCGACAATCCCAGCATTCTTGCGGAAGGCGTCGCGGGATGCTTCTTCTAGTGCCTGCTTGGTCCGCTCGCCAGCCCAAGAGGTCAGGGCTGGGCTTTTGAGAATATCGCTGTAAGGGTCAATAGGACCGCGCAGATCGTCCAACACCTTGCCCTTTTTACGCTCGTCCATGATGTCAGAGACGATGTCGTAGGAGCGATAAAGAGAAAGCCCGGTCAGCGCCGCCGCCGCAGCAATCGCGGCAGACTGGAGCGACAAAAGAGAGGCTGTAATCCCGCCCATAGTCAGGCCAGACGCAAGCCCGCCCATCTTCCACCCAGCGCCGAGGGCGAGAATAGTGGGGCCATGCTCAGTCAGAAAATCGCCAAACGCGACGGCCTTCTTATTCACGTCGTCCATTTCACCGCCGACCCCACTCAGTACCTTGATGAGATCCGATGAGAAGGAGAGCGCATCCTTCAAGATGTTGGCAACGTCGTTCTGGCTTCCCTTTTGTAGGATGACGGACTCGACAGTGGATTTGAGCAGGTTCCACTTGCCGATAATCGTGTCCGACATCATATCGGCCTTGCGCTGGGTCTCACCGAACGAATCGCCAACCTGCTGCAAAAGCCCGGGGAGCTTCTCGTAATTGGCCACCAGCTGCATGAGCTTGACGCCCATTTCGACCTCGACCAGCTTATTGGCCTGCGCAAGGGTCAGCCCAGCCTCGCCGAATTTCTTAATGATGTCTTCGGCCTTATTCTTGGTCGGGTCGATGTCTTCGTATTTGAGCCCAAGCTCTTCAAGAACACCCTTAGCCGTGGCGCTCGTGTCCGCCTTCAGTAGCTTTGGGAATACGGACCGATATGCAGTCCCACCCTCAGCTCCACGGGTCCCCTGCTCAGCCCACAGAGCAAGGATTGACATCGTGCTTTCGATCTCCCAGCCAAACTGGCGAGCCACCGCGCCAGCGCTCACCATCGCCTGACCAAGTTCTCGAACGGTTGTATTGGCCGAGCTTGCGGTCTTGGAGTAAAGATCCGCAACATTGGCCGACCGCTCCACCTCTAGATTCATGATCTTCAAGGTGTCGGTCAGGAACCCAGCCGCCTCATCCATTGACAGCTGTTCGGCAATGGCCAAGTTGAGGGCGTCCTTGGTCATGGCCGCGGTTTCGGCAACTGTTCGACCGGAGCGCATGAGCGTTTCCTGCGCCGCCTGTGCCTGGGTTGCCGTAAATGCCGTCGTAGCCCCAAGCTTTTGAGCGTTCTTGTCCAACCGGTCAAATTCATCCGCCGTGATCTTGGTGACCGAAGCGGTGGCCTTCAACTGCCTGTCATAGTCCCCAAAGATATTGATGGACTTGTAAATAGCCGCGCCTGCGCCAATAGTGGGAACGATAGTTGCCAGGGTCTTAAACGCGCCGGTCAATCGATTGACAGCAGCCTGCCCGCGCTGGCTCTGGTTCTCGATCCCCTGCATCTCCTTCTTGACCGACTGCGCGCCGGTCTTGGCTGGTGCCGGGTCAATGACCAGCTGTAGAGTCCTGCTAATTGATTCCGGCATCACGCTCCTCCTTCATCATGGCAAGATACTCCCGGTCGACCCGTTGCAGGATGCGCACGTAGACGCGTTTTTCGGACTCGGACAGCGTGTCGTAAAGGCGGTCCATATACTCAAACCATCGCAGTGGAGGAATGGGTCCAGGTACGGCACCCATACCCGTGGAGATGTAGGCCCGGTCTGAATCGCGCAGATCCCACCAAACCCTACGGACGATGGACAGGTCAGCGCCGAAATCCGGGGCATCTCGAAGCGGTGGTACGTTCTCGCGCCCGATCTGCTTGGCCAGCCGGTCGAGTTCTTCGAGCTTTCCGCCCCATGAATTGAGCCACCGGATTTCATAGATCAGGCTTCCCCCAGGCCGCGCTCCTCCTCCTGAAGATATGCAGCCACGTCATTGGCGCACTTATCGATGATCTCACGCACCCGCAGCTTCGAGCAGATCTTGAGGGCGTCCTCTTCGTTGTACTCGTCAGAAACCCCATCGATCCCCTTCCAGCCTGCCAACAGTCCATCGGCGAAGAGCCGCGCGTTCAACTCTTCAATCACAGCCTTGCACTGATCTCTCTGCGCCTTGCCTACAGCCTCATCCTTGGCCTTATAGGCATCATTCAGGGGTTTGTGGTACCGAGCCCTCGCCAGCTCAAACCGCTCCGACCTCAGCGATACAACCAGGTACTCCACCTCGGGGAAAAGCGGGTCCTTGACCCACACCCCATCCTCGATCTTGCGAAAATCATAGTCCAAGCAGTCCAACTTCATCCCTACACCTCCGTAATTGGTTCCAGCATATCCGCCGCGATCCGATACCCCGCCGAGGCATCGGCCAAAAGTTTCCATCCGTACGAAATGTCACCGGAGCGCCCGGCCCCCTCTGGGCTTGGGTCGACCTTCGCCGTCACACTCGGCATGTAGATCGAGACAAAGGACTGGGCCGCATTCTGCATCGTCAGGATCAGCTCGCCGGCCTTACCTTCGATGATCTCGGCCAGGGCCTCGTGATCATCGTAATAGACCGAGATGCTGCCCTCGATCCTGCTTTCAGCCACTCGTTTCACCCCAGACGGCCTCGGATCTGACCTGGTCCAGTGCCAGTCCAGCGAGTTCTCGACCGACACCCTGAACGAGGTCACCCTGTCCAATAGACTCACCCCGCCGAAGGACAAATCAAGGATGTGCTTCGAGCCGAAGACCGCCTCATCGGTGTAATCCTGCCAATCGACACCCTGCGAGACCCCGAGGGGATAACCGCCGGCGCCCGTGATCCGAAAGGTGCTCATCAAGGACCCTGCCCGCACCCCGAAATTGAGGTCCCATCGCTCCACCATCTGACCCGGCATCCAGAGGTATTCCCCCGCGTCCTGGTATTGGCGCTCAAGCTCCATAGACAGCCCGGAAAACAGGCCGTCTTTGATATGGTTGCGCTCGATGGTCAGCGGGATTTCAAGATGCCCCGCCGGGATATAGCTTCCCTCGATCCAAATGGTATCGGTTGATACAGAACTGACCCGTTTAGGTACGATGTTAACCTCCCAGAGCCCCATCCCGCTGACCCGGATCCACTGCCCCGCCTCGACCCCGAGCGCCACGAAATCGGTCCCATCAAGGGCGACGATGGAATCATCCAAGACCTTGCCGCTTGTGAGCCTGATCGTGCCCAGGTTCTCGCTCTGGAGGGCAAGCCGGATCATGTCCCACTGCTCGACCGGCCGAAATTCTGTCTCGATATTGCCGCCGTTGGTGAGCCTACTCAGCCGGTGGGTGGATGGACCAGTGCTCTGCATCGATCGGATCCGGTTTACCGGCTTGACCTCGCGCTCGGTCTTCAGCTTATCGTGGTTGACGGTGAGCGGCCGGAAATTACGTTGGCCGGCCAGGCTCAAGTCGGTTGGGTCGGAAACGTCGAGCATGACCTGTGCATCACCTGTGAACGAGGAAACGTAGACTACGTCCCGGGTTGGGTCTGCCGTTACGTAGTAGGCGTCGCCGAGGATGTCGGAATCGGTGACTGTGGTGACATACTTCAAATCGTCGATCTCAGAAACATCGTACACCGTTACGGAATGCCCGTACCGATTGGCGATGTAGGCATACCCGTCCTTGACCGCAACCGAATAGGCCGCGTTCAGGCCCGTGGCCGATGCGATGGAGTCAAAGATCCCATACCCGAGGGCGTTCATGTTCAGCGACGCGATGGAGCTTCCGCCAACGACGATGGCGTATTCGGTCCCAGGTACCCAGGCCAACGAGTGGGGTGACATCGGGATGCTGCTCAGGTCGATGTGGTAGGAAAGCGTGATACTGGTCGGGTCGTAGACGTTCCAGACACTGACCATCTGCCCAAAGATGCACGCACAAGCAACCTCGTAGGTGTCGGGGTTATAAATGGCGTGCCGTGGCCCCCTCAAGTAGGTGTGGTCCTGGACGTACCCGCGCAGGGTCAGCGATTCGAGACCCGACATGCCCACATCGAAGGCCAGGAGAGCATCCCCAGTAGTCCGCGTGGACCCTGGGACCGCCTCGTATGGACCACGCGCGATGACGTACAGGTAAAAGGCGTCATCATCCACCACCGACGCAACCGGGGTGTTCATAAGTTGGTGGTTGCAGTAGGACGCCACCGTCCGCATCCGCGCAGGGTCCATCAAATCAATGGCAGTGATGGTATTGGCACGCTCGGAAGAGCAGTAGCCGTAGCCGTATTGGCTGATAGATAGGTGCGTGGCACGGTCAATGTTGGCGCTGTCCTCATACCAGCCTACTTTACGCGGGCGGAATGGGTCTGACACGTCCAGCGCCAGCCAACCGTTTGCAGACCAGCCCGAGACGTAAAGAATATTCCCAAACAGGGTATTGGAATGGTTTCCCTCCGTGTAGTAGGAGGAACGATAAACAGCCCCAAATCGCCGATGCGGGTTTCGGTATGAGGTTTCCAGCCGGTAACCCAGGACCGAACGAATGGGGCTGTAAATCGATGTCATGATGATGATGAAACAAATGAGCCGCTTCTGAAGCATTACTTGGTATCCGACCCAGGAATGTCGATCCTGGCTAGGACTGACCCGGTTGCAGGCATGACAACCGTAAACGGGAGCCTCGCGATTAGGTACCCATTGGGGTCAGTCTTGTTTTGAGGCATGACCCGGCCAATCTGAACCCGCTCCGCCGTGAAAATGAACGGGATCGCCGAGACATCTCCATATGACAACATGATTGATTTTGTGGCCTCTGCCAAGCCCTGTGATTCGATGGCATTGTCAGAAGCAAGGAAATCAACCCATCCCGTGATGGACTGCCGACCGTGGGCGATGGCTTCAAATTTCGTACCAGCGCCAGGTTTGCCCTGGGTGTTGTTGTTGATGTTGAGTGCGAACCCAACCGGAGACGTTCCGGTCAGGGTTGTGGATCCGAATTTCACGTTGAGGATTGCGCCGTTGGCGTGAATCGGAACCGCGGTGCTGTAGGTGGAGCTTCTGGAGCCCGTGCCCAGGGTGACCCCGTTATTTGCGTATCCACCGCCGATGAAGTTGGTCGAGCAGCGAAGCACCCCACGCGCCGTGATCTCCCAGTCTTGCGAGCTGGCAACCAGGCCGGTCCCGTATTGGTACTGATTCGAGCTTTCATCCTCGTTGTCCAACTCGAAGGTAAAGGACGGCTGCTGCCAGTCGTTGGCGTAGGAGCAGATCCCAATGACCACGTCAGCAGCCGTGGAGGTGGCAACGACCGCAGAAAGATCAAACCCTGTAACCGTGATGGTGTCGTTTGCCGTGGTCCCGGTGGAGATGGACTGAATTTTCCAGGTCCCTAAACATCCGCAGGTATCCCCTGCAAATCCGATCTTGACCCACATCCCAACCGCCGCGCCCATATCGGCTACCCAGTCAGTGTTTCCGGTCGTTCCGACGCCTCCAGCCTCCAACGTAATCGTGAAATCAGATGCCCCGACCGCCGTGGATGTGATCGTATCGGAAGCCGCCGAGGTGGAGAGATACTGGACCCCAGTGGAGCGCATCGCCGAACGAACGAACGGATTGCCCTCACCAGGTCGGAACTCCTGGACCAAAGCCAAGGAGCTGTCTTCCCCTACCAGGTATTGTCCCTCCAGCCCGATCCTCCCGCGATGGGATTCGCTGTCACGATAGGTAGGGTTGAGCGTCAGAATCTCCCCGCCAGGAATGTAAAACAACGGCTTCAGCGCCGGGTTGCTCGGAACCGTATTCCACGCGGACTCCTCCACGTAACGAACCACCTTGCGAGCATTCTCTTTGGCCATGACTCAGACCTCCTCTTGTTTCATCATCATCATTCGACAACTGGCTTTACGTGGTCCTCGTCAGACCACCACTCGACAGTGCAATTGCACATAGGGGGCTCACCGCTTGCCACCATCCGGATCAGCTCGGTTTTTAGAACCAGTCGACCATTGGTGCCAAACCGGAGTGTTTTCGACCGCAGAATAGCCCCAGCCGCTTCCGCGTAAGCACGGAGCCGCGAGAGCCCAGCCCGATCCCTTGAAAAGACCTGGATCGTAACCAAGCCGCTCTTTAGGTGGGTGACCGTCGTCCCGCGGGTCAGCTCTTCACCGAACTCTTCCAGATAATGGAACCGCGCCCAATACGGATCCCCTGGATTCGAATCCCCGGAAGCGCCCTCCAGGAGCGGAATCCGGTTGGCCCACTCCCGGTGGAAGAACCTACGGATCGTCTGGTATGCGGTCATTGTTAAATGCTCCCCGTGTACCGTCCGAAATCTTCAGCCGCAGCGCGGGCGCCCTTGTCTACCATGTGCCCAGGCTCGATATAATCGGTCCCCTGATCGAGGTAGATCATGTAATCGACATAAGACGCCACCTCGATTCGCTTCGGCCCGCCGGCCGGCACCTGTCTCGTGACATTCGAGGCCGATTGCATGGCCCGAGCAGTCGCCTGGGCTGGAGAGAGCGCATTCTCTGGACCAAGCTCCCCGGGATCCCTATTCTGGGCCATGGGCGAACCCATACCCCAGGATGCACGCGCCCGACCATACCGGACCCGTGTTTCTGCCTGCATGACGTTTAGAGCAGTGAAGGCCATATGCCGGGTCAGGTCCCAGATCTCCTGATTCAGCCAGTCCATGACGCCGGGAATATCGAGGTCGTTCTGTTTCTTCATTGCGCCCGCCTCAGCTGGATGATGGTGACCAGGTCAAACGGGTCGGTCTCGATGTCCACGACCGTGAACCGCTCGGACCCAGCCGTAACGATCGCCCCACGCGCTGGAACCACGTCTGAATCGCGCTTGTCGATGATGAGCCGCTGGTCACCCTGCTGGATGTCCCGGCCGAAATAGCCGCCGTCCTGGATCATCCTCAGCGTGTACATCCCGAGCCAGCCCTTGGTTGTAGTCGAAGCCCAGACGATGGCATTCTTCCCGGTCCAGGGATCATAGGAGGCCGACCGCACGCGTACATCATCGACCGCCGCCTCAGGGGTGATGGTCGTGTAGGAGGAGTTGATGGTCAGAGCGTCCGCAAGGGCCGAGATCACAGGAAACGCCTGGTTGTTCCCAGGAGCCGTGAACCCGGAAACATCCACCGTCAGGCCGAGGTCTTCATCGACACCAAGCGCCGCCCAGTCCGTACCGGCCATGGTCAGAATCGCCTCGCCTTCATCCCCAGCAGCGATGGAAGCCTCCCCTGTCACGTCAAAGAAGACCGGTTGCTCGATCGTAACAGCCCTCTTCTGTGCCTCCACTACGTTCATCCCAGAGCGAACCGCAGCAATGATTTGATCGTCAGTGATGCTCATGGTGCGTTCCTCTCAAAGCGGATGTTGAGGATCCCCGTCTGTGAAACCGGGGTGTCCGTGGTCAGCCAGTACTTGGCCGCCACGTATCGGCTCACGAAATCAGCTTCCTGCTCGGTCAGCACGCGTTTGAAAATAATGACCTCGGAGAGCTTTCCAGTATTGGGGTCCGTCTCGATCTTACCCGCGTAGAGGTCGGCCCAGATGGAGGATGCGCTCACAGCGGTGGCGTCACCTGTCGTGATGATGGTGTAGTCGCTGCCAAGGTCGATTGCCGAGGTCAGGGTCAAGAGGTCTGTCGCCTCAAAGACCATAGTGGGCTTACCGTTGTATCCGTCCGCATCGAAAACCGGTGCCGTCCCTGTAACCGCCGTTGCATCGTTGGAGTTTGCACTCCGGTCCTCCAGGGCCAGGATCTCAGAGCCATCTGTCACCTCACCGACCAGGTCGAAAGCCGAAAGCCAGAGATCGGGCTCCATCCCCGTGATGGTTGCATCGGTGACCCTCCAGTATTTATTGGCCAAGTACCGCTCGACCAAAGCAGTCTCCGACGCGCTCAGGGTCTTAGGAAAAATCAGCCACTCCGCGATCTTCCCGCCGACCGTGTTTGCCCGAAGGAATCCATCGGCCAGATCAGCCCAAGTCGCAGACACTGAAACAACGACCTCGTCCCCAGCCGTGAAAATAGTGTAGTCACCGCCCAAGGTAATGGGATCGATCGCCATCTCATCACCGGAGGCAAAGACCAAAGCAGGTCTGCCATTCATCCCATCCGCGTCATACTCGGGAGCCGTGCCAGTCGTGGCGGTAGCGTCGTACCCATTGCCGGTACGATCTGCCAGTGCAAGAACCTCAGCCCCATCGGTCGCAGTATCCGCCAGGTCGGAAACCGCAAGCCATGCGATGGGGCCAAGATTCAAGATGTCGTCCTCGGAGACCTCCCAGCCAGCAACCACCTGGTCCGTCGCTCGGGTCATGATCTGATAGCCGTCCCTGAACGCCACTCGCCGAACCTGCCCAGCCTTCAGAAGGCGAGGGGTCGGGAGTTCCTTCCGCATGTTGAACTCGCTCAAGAAGGCCAGGGTGTGGTATTTGGTGGCGAGGTAGTACTCGACAGCCTGGATCTCGAACCAGTTGAGCCTACGCTCAAAGATGATCTTCTCAGCCAGCACTCCAGGAATCGAAAACGGAACCAGAATCCCATCCGCCAGGTTGGACCACTCGCCCGAGACGTGGATTGCCGTGTCGGATCCGACCGTAAAGACGGTCCTATCGGGACCTGATTCCACCTCCGCCATGGTCATCTCGGCATCAGTCGAGAATAAGAGCCCAGGCTGCCCGTTCTGGACGTGCGGCATGAAGACCGGAGCCGTCCCAGCCTCAGCCGTGGCTGTGTACCCGTTGCCGGTCCGATCCGCCCACTGTGTCACCTCTGCCCCACCTGCAACTACCCCGACCAGGTCAGCCGCAGAAAACCAGAGCAACGGGTCCATGTTCAGAATATCGTCATCCGTCAAGAGCCAGCGATCCACAACCCAGTAATGACAGTCCATCGTAGCACACAGCCGGGCGATGTTCGACGAAGCACCCTGCGAAGAGGTCGCCTTCAGCTCTGGACCGATTTCAAGCTGTTCGATGTTCCCGGTTTTATGCGCATGGCTCATATTCGCGCCCGGTCCGGTCCCGATCACCTGGACAGCAGGATGTCGGTCTGGACTGAACCGGGGCATGATGATGGGCTTGACGGACTCGGCCATGGTCAGACCTCCGTGGACTGCTCAATGTAGAGTTCACCGGCGGAAATTGCGCCAGCGAAGGTGGGCGAGGCTGGGATTGCGACGTTGATGATGACCATCGCGTCAGAACTTGACACCGCGACATACACATAATTTCCGTCAGGCGATACGGCGACGTAAACAGCGTCATCAAGCATATTTGCAGCACCAGCCAAATGCCCAAGCTTGACGGGAGAATTTTTATCAGTCACATCAATAATCACTATCGAGTCGGAAACGTACGCCGCGATATAGACGTAATTCCCGTCTGGCGAGACTGTGACTGCGTACGCGCCATCAAGCATATTTGCAGCACCAGCCAAATGCCCAAGCTTGGCCGGAGCATTTTTATCGGTAACATCAATGATCACCACCGCGTCGGAGTTTAACGCCGCGACATACACATAATTCCCGTCTGGCGATACGGCGACGGAACGCGCGCCATTAAGCAGATTAGCAACGCCTTCAACATGCCCAAGCTTGGCCGGAGCATTTTTGTCAGTCACATCAATAATCACCATCGAGCTTGAAGTTGACGCCGCGACATACACATAATTCCCGTCTGGTGAGACGGCGACGTAAGCAGCGCCATCAAGCAGATTTGCAGCACCAGCCAAATGCCCAAGCTTGGCCGGAGCATTTTTGTCAGTCACATCAATAATCACCATCGAGTCGGAAACTACAGACGCGACATAGACGTAATTCCCGTCTGGTGAGACGGCGACGTAAGCAGCGCCATCAAGCAGATTTGCAACGCCTTCAACATGCCCAAGCTTGGCCGGAGCATTTTTGTCTGTGACATCAATGATCACCATCGAGCTTGAAGTTGACGCCGCGACATACACATAATTCCCGTCTGGCGATACTGTGATTCCGGACGCGCCATCAAGCTTATTGGCTACGCCTTCAACATGCCCGAGCTTGACAGGAGCATTTTTATCAGTCACATCAATAATCACCATCGAGTCGGAAACTACAGCCGCGACATACACATAATTCCCGTCAGGCGATACGGCGACGCACCGCGCGCCATCGAGCAGATTAGCAAAGCCAGCAGCAGCCGTCCCAATCTTAGCCCCGGGCGCCGTGAAAAAGATCTCCTCCTTGTTTGCAGGCAGAAAGATCCCGCTTCCGACCGCCGCAGCTGGACTCGTACCGATATCCATCCAGAGGTCGATGTTTGACTCCATCCGCACGATCGAGCCGGTCAGAGCCTCGCTCGTAGTGGAGGAAGTCGAAACCGTCACCCGCTCAGCCGCGCCGAAAACAACATCAGTCCCATTCACCGTAGTGAAGGCCGACTTGATGTTTTTGCCGTGCGGGATGTTGCCATGGAACCAATTGTTGACAAATTCTGCCATGCTTACACCTCCGCCGCAACTACGATGTTGAGTTTGCCGTCAGCAGTGTTCCTGATCGCGCTGATCTTGTGGGTCGGATCGATAAAGAACAGCTCTCGGTTGCCCTTGGCTGGGATGAAGATCCCCTGCCCGGATACCGCCGTAGGGGCTGCTCCTACCGAAATCCAGCAGTCGGTCGTTGCTACGATCGAGACAACCACCCCCCCGATCGCGGCCGAGGTCGTGGCCGCCGTTGCGGTATAGTCCAGGTTGATCACAGTCCCGGGCATGATCGCCGGAACCGGATTGCCACCCGGGGTGAAAAATGCGCATTGCACAACACTCATAGTCTACGCTCCTTTGGGAGGAAGGAATTTCCAGAGCCTACCCCGCTAGTAGGCCCGGCCAGGTGCCCTATCAGGGCCAGGATATTGTCTGGGATCACCGGCAGCACCTGCGAGATCCCAGGAGCCTTGTTCATGTCAACATCGATCACGCCGGCCAGTGAGACCCCAGTCACGCCAAGCGCCCCGGGCTCCGTGGTGTACCGCTCCGGGGTCTTGCCGAGGACTAGGGCCAGCTCACATACGGCATAGAGCACCTCGCGCGGGATCTGATTGGTCGGGTACCAGAATCCATTGCGGTCCGCCAACCCAGCGCGTGGGAACGGGAGGGGTTGCCCATAATCGATGGGCCACCCCTTCCAGTCCAGCATGGTGGTCAGGATCCAGGTTGCGCCGACCAGGTTCTGTTTTTTGCCGTCAGCCGTGAACCCTGCCCAGTCACCGCCCCAGGGCCTGTCCAGGAAATACTGGTCCGCATATTCGACGGTCGAAAGCGAGTTGGCGTTGGCAACTCCGGTCCCGTCCTCGACGATGAAGGTCACGGGCATGGTTTAGGACTCCTTAACCGCCTCCAGGGCCGTCTTGGCATACAGACCGGTCTTGATCCACGCATCCTTTTCGGCGCGATTGACCAGGACCTTAGTCCCCGTCCCGCGCTCGAAAATCTCAGCGGTGGGTACCGCTTGGACCTTAGACAGCTCAGCAGCAGTCTTTTCGCGGACCTGCGGTGCAAAGATCGGGTCGAATACCTTCTTGACCCGCTCCTCGACCTCAGCGATCTGTTCCATGCTCAAACCCGGGTCAGGCTCGGGCAACTGCGCCTCGAACGTTTGCAGGGCCGAGGCAATCATCGTCTCAACCGTAGTCCGAAACGCCAGAAAAGCCGCGTCGATCAGGGCCAGTATCCGCGCTTCCTGTTCATCGGTGAAGGGTGGCTTGGTCACGATCGGATCCTGTACGACCTCACCACCATCTTCGACTGGTAGGGTCTCAGCCATGGCTTACTTCCCCCCGGTCTTGGGCGCTGCGGGCGCCTTGTCGGTGAAATCACCTTCTGCCAGGAGCGTTCCCGCATCCGCCTTGTTGACGATCACGGCTCGTCCGTCCTTAGCCCGATAGATGGTCGTTGTGTCCAGCGGTTTCTTGGGCGGTTCTTTCGCCTTCTGGGGCTCATTGATCCCGACCGAGGCCAGCGCCTTCTGGGTCTGGGCCTCAATCATCTGCTGCACAACCGCCATCTGCTCCGCTGTAAAATTAACCGTCTCAGCCATTGTCATTCCCTCCTGTGTTTACCTGGTACGAATGGCATCGCTCCTCGCGGATGCCGCCTTCACGTTTGAATCCTCGCTCCCTCAGTTCCCTGGTAGCCTCGACATCATTGTAGGAGACCCGCACCCGGCGACCGGAACGCGGGTCCACATAGTCTTGGGTGGCTACAGGTTTACGTTTGCCATCATCAAACATGGGCAAACCTCCCTTCTTCCACCCTTGGTTAACCGAGCAGGATCATTCCGCGCCGACCGTCCAGAGCCTTGGCCGCATAAAGCACATCGATGATCCATCGGGTTTGCCCTTCTTGACGCTGCCGCTCCAGGCGGAACGTCCAGCCAGTGTAGGGGTCGCGGATGTTCGCGATGTTGGGGTCGGTGCCCATCTCCCAGGAGAGGGGAGCGTGTTTGCACGCGATGGCATCCCGCTCAAAGACCAGATTGGCCTGGTAGGAGCCGATGAAGGTGCAAAGGACCCCGTCCAGGGCCGCAATCCGGAATCCCGGGGAGCAGGTAAACGTGATCTCGTTTCCGACAGCGGTAGCATCAGCGGTGACCACGTAGGTCTGGGCATCGCCCGCCTTCGTGAAGATATCACCCTTTTTGAGAGTCCCGGTCAGGGTCGATGAGTCAATGGTGATCTCCGTAGCCCCGAGCGCGTGATTGCCGTCAAGCGTGCCCTTCATGCTGGCACCGTCGCTGAGGGTCCCGGCGGTATGGTAGAACAGCCCCTTGTTGTCGCTGTCCCACATGATGTTATAAACCTCGCCCAGCTTGCCCTTGCGCAGGGTCTGGTCAGACCCGGCAAGGTTTGCGTGGACGAAGTTGTCCAGGATACGGGCGTTCTCCAAGGCGGATCCATTGATCACGCCGTATCGGTTCGAGTCGGGAGCGCCCTCGTCGTCAAGCAGGCTCGCCGCTTTCGCAGCCGAGAGAATGCCGACACCGGTCCCGAACGGAGCGGTCCCCGCGGTCCCGTACGCCTGATAAAATACGCCTTCGGCCGTAGCCCAGACATTTTTGTTGATCTCGTTGGCGAGGGCGATAAGACAGCCCTGAATCTCCTTCTGCTTGAACCCGCCGTGGTTCAGCTTGACGGCCTCGGTATCCTCCAGAGCGAAGTCAACGAATGGGTTGTAGTCGTAGGTGAAATTCTTGCTCGTGACCGTCGACGCGGACGGGGCCGTGAATACATTCGACGCGGTACGCGATCCGACCGACTTCTCACCGAAGAAGGGGATTTGCGCGGTCTCACCAGGCTTGGCGGGATCCTGCGAAATGTCGGAGTTGACCATAAAGGGGGCCAACACCTTGGCATGAAGAAATGGGAGTTCTGCAACAACGCGATTGGCAACGAGCCCTAAGAGGGAGTTTGACGCCATGATTCGACCTCCTGCCGAGCCCGACAACAAAAAGCGCGTGGGGCTCGAAATGGTGGAATTTCGTAAGCCTCCCACGCGATCCTGTGCCTCCGGCTCCAGCAGATCTCCCTCCGGGAGTCCGGCGTGGCGTCAATCAAAAACAAGGCCGCCGGCCTTGTGGATCACTCGACTTTGAGCTTTCCTTTTTGGATCTCACCCAGTGCTTCCATGGTCATCTTCGATGGGTCCGCCAGGTCTGCAATGGACAGGGTCATGTCACGCCGTCCGGCAGTCCTGCGCCCAGGTGTTGAATCCGACCCGGAGCTTGGGGAAAAAGCCCAGTCTTCGTTCTCCTCCCTATATTTCAGCCAGAATTTATCCACTGTCAACGGGGTTCCGTCATCGTCAACCCGCACGTCGCCGTCCTCGTCTTCAGGAATGAATTTGCCATCCTTGAATTTCATTACTTTCAGGAAGTCATTGAAGGCCATCTCCTGGACACGCGGGTTGTCTTTGAGACCTATCTTTTTTGCCAAGGGCATGAATTCGGTCCGCGCCTTCAGCCTGTAGTTCTCGTGCCCAGCCTCCTCGTATTCCTTGGCGATCTGGGTCTTTTCGGCCTCAAGGGTGCGGATCTTCTCACGGAGCCTGCTGATTTCCTGCTCGTGTTCCTGGTTGCCGGCAGGCTTTTCTTTGCCGCTGCCGCCCTTGACCTCCTCCAGTTCAAGATTGGTCGCTTCAAGGCTCTTAGAGATCTCCGCTAGCTCCTCTTTGAGCTTCTTCGACTCCTTCATGAGCCGGATATTATTTGCCCTGAATGATGCATCAACCACCCCATCCACATCCAGCACGAACGGTGAGCTTTCATCGTCCTCATTTTGGGGGACGTAAAACTCCCGGAGCGGCCGATTAAGCATGTCCCCGAGGTCTTCCAAGCTATTGATCCGAAATGCTAAACCCATCTCAGTCCCTCCTGCGCTTTTGTGCTATTTTTTGAAGTTCTTTGAGCGTCAACTCATTCCCGTAGGAATCCGTCAGGTCGATCTGACTGATCAGCCCATCCTTCCAGAGCCTGTAACGGCCTGGACCCATAACCGCCGCGATATAATCATCCGGTTTCCTCCTCAGAAACTGCTCATAGGTCATGTTTTTAGAGACAAGCCCGTCCTCAGACCGCCTCAATTGTTTCTCGACCGCGTTTCTCTTTGACCCAACCACCCGCTGGAATGACCGCTTCTTCCCGCTCTCCTGGTCAACCAATACCTGCGCCCCGCGCATCTCCTCCCAGGTCTTCATCAGGGTCTGTAGGATCGACCGGCACCGAGGGTGTATGGGTGGCCACCGAAAAGCCTTGTCATGGCCGCCGATTGGCTTCTCCTCCATGTCCCAGCGCAGCCCGTCACGCCCACGGCATACGGGGGAGGTCAGCTTGTCGAGAGTTGAAAGGTGCTCGTAGCCAACAAACAAATCGTTGTTGGCCTCGTAGAGATTGCGCAGGCCCTGATTGGACGCCTCCATCACCGAGGTAGATGCAAGCGTAGTGGCACGGCTGCGGACCTTGGCCATCAGCGCCCTGCCTTCCCACTTTGGCGAGACCTCCCCCTTCAGCTCCTCGATCAGCTCCGGCAGGTCAAACAGAGATCGGGTGATCTCCTGAATCCCCTCGCCATACTGGGCGTGAACACGAATGGTCCTGGAATACTCCTGTTTCAGATAGTCCCACTCGTTGCGCCAGAGCTTCTTAACCTGCTCCCCCTCAATCAGCATGTTACCGGCCAGCGCCTCTGCCTGATGCGGGGTCATGGTCACCGTCAAGGCATTGGCCCCGATGGCCCGGTTCATCGCATGAACGCCCAGCTCATTGCCATCCCGCATAAGCTCTGACAGGGTCTCGGGTTGCTCGATCTCCAGCGACCCAACCCGGCTTTCGATGGTCCGCTCCGAGGCCCGCAGGAGCTTCTCCAGCCGCGCACGCTTGATCTTGGAGAGCTTCCCTGGTTCCCGGTTGGCTTCATCTAGGAGCTTTCGCAGGTCGCGCGAGAGGTCGTCAAACATCCTGGTCATGTCCTTCTGGACCTGCCCCTGATATCTGGAGAGATCGATCCAGTAGCTGACCAGGGAGTCAGCATAGTCCTCGTCCGCTTTGCTGTGGGTGGGCATGGGGCTTAAAAGATCAGCGTTGCCAGGATAAATAGGGTCACCCCAATGGTCAGGGCGAGCAGCTCGGTCAGTTCCCGCATCCACTGCGCCTGGGGGCTGTTCTTCCATCTCCAGCGCCGCAGCGGGATTGATCGCCCACCTAGCGTCAAACGGTAGCCCCAAATGTGCTTGCGGTCTGTGGTGTAGTCCTTCGAAATCGTTGGGAGGATCATTTTTTCACCTTCCTTCGCTTTAATCCATGCGGGTTTCGCTCCTTAATGGGGACAAGCTCCCCGTTCTCTATGTCGAGCAGGACCATTCTACCCTCACGGGTGATCCTGTAGATTTTCTCGTCGTATTTGAGGTCAGGCTCCCGGCTGTCCCATTTGATACAGGGTGGATCGAGCATCAGCTGGCGGATGTTGACGCTGATTTTTGAGGTCTCAAACCCAAGCCCCTCCAGGTTGCGCTTGATGTGGGTCAACCGCTGCCACATCCCGCGCGATGGCATGTCAGCGCAATCACGCAGATACTCTAGGATCGCCACCTCAATCGGCTTGATCGTCAGGACCTGTGAGAACCGGCCAATCATTTAGCGACCTCCGCCCGTTGGTCAACCCGCCGTAGAAGGCTCCCAGGATCAAATATGAAGTCCGCTGCGCAAACAATGATCGTCATCCCTGTGATCAAGACTAGGGCTATGGCCATCAGTAGACCAACCGCTGGAACCATCAGGACCGTTGCGAATAATCGAGTCATCAGCCCGCCTCCGGTTAATTCATCTTGACCCAAAACGCACGCCCTGTAGTTGAAATAGGCATCGGATAAGAGCCCTGATAGTCGTAGACGAACCCGTCATAGAGCGAACCGTCTGCGAATTTAGCACGCGTTCCGATACACCTAGGAGGAGTGCGCCCCTGCTCGTCAGTCCATCGCCAAACCTCATCAGACGGCGGTGGCAAGGTGAAGACTAGTGGATTCGATGTCGGTTTCAATAGCCCGTTGGCCAGGCTGCATTTCTCGAAGCGCAATTCCACGAACGATCCATGCTTCAGAAATTGCGCCGGAATCTCGACAACGCCTGGGGCGTAGCGCGGATTATTAGCGACAGGAGGGGTGACCGGTGGGTCATCCTCATCGGGGTCATCAATGATTGGCGGGTCTTCGCCGGGATCAGCATCTTTGATCTTCTCAAACGTAAGCGGGTCCTGCCGCTTCGTACCATTGACGACCGTGGCCCGATACTCAGACCCGTCCGAGAGCGTCACAACAACCGGAACGTTCGCACCGACCTTGGGCACGTTGTAGTGCAATCTCAAGCCATTGGCCAGGATCGGAAGGAGATCGGTCGGGTATTTGCGCACCTTGTTGGTAACGTCAGCCCCGCCAACCGTCACCTTGGCCACCCCGGTCTTCGACATGTGCGCAGGCAACAGCATAACCGGCTCGCCGGGTCGGCTGTCGCTGTCGGGTTTCCAGAGCCCACGTTGATTTGGTGCCGCGTTGTTATCGGGGTAAATGTGATACCTGGTTTCCCCGGCCGGCCAGTCTGGCCAGTCATTGGGGTCCTGCGGGGGTGCATCATCGGCAGGATCATCGGGAGTTGTAGGCGGCGAGGCATTCTCCCGTTTCTCCTTTAGGATCTCCTCCAATTTCTTGCGGATCTCCTCAACCGAGATGTCACCCCCTCCTGTGAGGTCCTCCCCCAACGAACCCAAGGCAGACTCAGCCAAGCCAGCCCCGATATAATTCTCTATTATCTGATTCCACTGCTCCGGCTTCAAGATTTCGGGCTGGGCGACCTGGACAGATCCAATAGTCACCCGTGCGCCGGCCCCATCTGGCCCAGTCTTTTCGCCCTCGAAATCCTTGATGTCCTGCTGCCCCCAGCGGACATAGGTTGCGCTTGCCCCGGTGGGCTCAGAGTAACGCAGGGCCACACAGCCGGTCGTAAAAAGCGCAGCCGCAATCGTACCGACGCCCAAGAGAATCGGAATCAGCATCCAGAAAGGTGAATCCTCGTCAATTCTCACTTTGCACCCCCAGTCCTCGCATTTTCGGGATCATCTCCAGGTCATACAGATCACGGAGCGTGTTTGCGTAGGCTGCGATGACCAGGAGGTTTTGTTGCAGATCCCTGGTCCGGCGGTCCGCAAACTCTCTATCCGGCATCGTACCGGCCGGAGAATCGCCATAACAAATGGCCTCGAAAACCCTGCCAATGTCATTGGTGACCGTGTAGACGCTCGCCGCTACATTGCCCAGTAGCTTCGAAACTTCCTCCACTGGCATATTGTGGACCAGCTGGACGTACTCAGACGCCCGCCGCATTGATTCATGACTGCGCTCTTCCATCACCGCACCGCCTCTCTATCGTCTTTGGTGAGGTCAATGATGTCTGCGAGTTCCTGCACTTCGACAATAAGCAAATCCCAATGGAAGTGCCCGGGCAGGTGCTGCGCTATGAAGGACCTGTTTTGGTCGCATGTGATATCGAGAATATCCTCTGGAACATCTGCGCGATTGAATGCCATAGCGCACCTCATGAGCTCGCTACGACTTACGAATGTCACCAATATCGTGACCACGTCTCTCACCATTCACCGCCTTCCAATTCATCATTTGATCTGCTCCGGCTCGCCGTATTTGCCGCGCAGGTGCGACCGGAACAGATTCATCGGCGAATACTCCTCCGATGGGCCAGAACCATTGACGGCCCCATCCCAATAGCCAAGAATCCGAAGCATCCGGACCGTCAACTCTGAACAGAACCGGCTCTCCTCAGAGTCGGCGTCGAAAAAATCGTCGATCCACGGCCAGTCGATCACGACCCCTAGGAGCCGAATGGGGTTTCGTTCGTACGGTTTGCCGTGCTCCCGGACCAGGAACATCTTCATCTCTGGAAACAGCCTGGTCATCCCACCGTTGCAGCATCTTACCCAGATCTTGTCCCCCTCGTACTGTTCGATACGATCTTTCAGGCTCCATATCTGAACCCCCGACTGCCGCTTGCCGGTCCAAAGGTCCGGGGTCCGCGCCATGGTCGTAGCCCCAAATGAGACCGCTTGCCTTCGGTGCCCAAACAGGATCGCCGCCTCGGGAGGGAGCACCATCTCGACATGGGTTGGGCCGTCCAGATTAGCCCCTGACATTCGCCCGATCCAACGGGAGATGAGACCGGTTCCGCGGAAGAATAGAAGCGAATACGGCGGGATCTCGTTCAGGTCCATTTCACTAACCTGTTGGTTCGGGTGGTGTAAAAAAACATCTGTGACAATCTGAATTGTTTGAGCTGTCCAGTCAAACGCGCCATGCCTTATTTGTCGGGACCTTCCTCCTGTCCTGTCTGGGTTTCCTCGTCCTCAGCCTGGTTTGCTTTGCGGTAGTATTCCATGAACAGCTCAGGCCGCTCGGTCTTAACAGCGGCGAGCATCTGCTCAGGGGTCAGATCGGTGAACCCATGATCGACCAGGTACTGCGCCGGGACCGCGTGGGGTGCGATGCCACCCATCCAGGAATCCTTAAGCGCCGTGAAGACCGCAGGGTCAAACCCGCCGTCCTCGAAGAGTTCGTCGTTGATGGTGAACTCGACCGCATCCTGATTGGAAAGCGGTGCATTCCACTCCTCGCACTCGATCAGGGCAAGCCGCATCGCCTCGTTCACATTGTGAATGATCGATTGTAGGACCGAGACCTCGCTCGATTCCTCCAACCGCTTAGCCTCCGCCGTCTCAGCGTCGCGCTTGCGCTCCCTTAAGAACCTGGCTCCATGGGCCGCCGCTTGCTCCATCTTTTCAGCAAACGCATCCTGGAGGATCCGGCAAACGCTTCCGTTGGCCTCCAGCATCATCGCTGAACCCTCAGTATCGAACGACCACCACGACCCATCCCCGATGACAAGCCCCTGGGTTTGCTTTTTGTTCACGCCAAACATGATGGGCTGGATGATCCGGCATTGATGCCGCGCGATTTCGAGGTCCGCGCTCGTCTGGTAAGCCGAGAAAATCATGTTGACCAGCGGCATGATGACCGAGGTCTCGACCCACCAGGTCCCAACGTCGTAGGTGCTGATCGGGATCACTGGTAGATAGGGGATTGGCTGCTCCCTGCGCAAGAGAGGCTCAGGCCCCTCGACAAGCTCCCAGCGGGTACCGTCGGTGCTCTCGCGCTGCTCAAAGAGCCTGTAATGGGCCGCGCCGTCCAGAAGGTCCAGGGTCCGCACCCGCTTGACGTCGCCCTCCTCGAACGAGAAGGGGTCAATCCAGTGGGAGCCCTCGCTCAGGCGAACATGGCTGACCGCACCGGTCGACTGCGCCCAGTTGTATGCCTCATCCGCAACGTACTTGCGCAGGAATGGCCGCCGATACTCGCTGCTATAATCGCAGTAAAGGACCACCCACCCGTAGCGGATCACATCGGCCAGGAGCTGCTTCGAGAACTCTTCCAAGGAATTACCAAGCAGGTCCGCATCATCCAGGAACCCAGGGCCGTTTTGCGCAGCGGTCTTACGGTCGAGGGTGACAACCTGGTAGTGGATCGGCTTCCTAAACGCCATGCCGATGAAGGAGCTCAAGACCCGTGGTGGGACCTCCGGGAAGATGGCCCGTTCGATGTAGGTCTGGAAAACACTCCCCGTCCCAGACACGATTGCCTGGGCATTTGGTAGGTACTCCATACCTCGCGCCTTCACACGGAGCGAGTCCCACGCGTCGTCAAGACGGCGGTAGTTGGGTATTTGAGCCCGGATGAGTTGGTGCTTATCCTCGATCTTGGCATATGGGTCTTGTGACATGGTCTCGTCTCCTTCTTCTGGTTAAATCCCCGATGGTCTGAACACGGAAATTCCAGCGTCCCGGTAATACTCGGTCAGAGCGTAACAGGTGGCGTCGAAAGAATGGTCCTCCGCGTTAGGGTCGACCGAGTCCATGGTGCGGGTGTCCATCGGCAAAGTAGGGACCGTCCGGATCCAGTTGGGACAGTCCTGGGTTACGAAAATCCCGATCGTATCCATCCGCCGATCCCGGGAGGCCCTCATCAGTTTCAGCATCCCATTGGCTCTGGCGCTCCGTGCGTTTTTGGTGCATTTGCGCCAACCGAGCCCGCGCCCAACCGCCTCGGCACCGCGTGCCATCTGCGCATAGATCGATTCGCCGCCATCGTCGGTCCAGATGGAGGAGTCCGCCACGATCGTCTGAATGTTGGGCGTGCTCCTGGAAACCTCACTCTGGAACGTCATGCACGCCTGCCCAAGCTCCTCATTGTCCATCCGCGTGCCAGTATTGGCCTTGGGTTGGCCGTTACGGTCATGCTCGCAGGTGTAAAGCTCACGGAAGATCACGGGAGAGCCTGGCGGTAAGTAGGTGATCTCACCCGAAAGCGTCTTGGTGAAAATACCGTCTGAAATCGCGATGGCATACATCGCCGAGGGCTTGCTGTGGCCCCAGTCGAACCCGAGATAGACCGGCCAGTGGCTGGGGATCTCGAAGCGCTGGAGGACCTGCCGCGAAGAGTCCCAGGCGCCGTCGAAGTAACCGCCGGGGACAATATCCCAGTCACCCTCAAGCCAGGCCCGAACTAACCAGTCCGGCCCTGAATCCCGCAGCCGGTCAATGTAGCCTGGGTCGTTGCGCATCAGCCCGGGGTTGTTGGCGATGGTCGAGAAAATGTATTTGACGAACCAATCGCGCCGCTCCTCGTACTGGCCCAGGACGTACCTGTTTTTGAGCCATGTATGCCCCGGACCGCCTGGGTTGCCGGTCAGCCTCAGCTCGGGCTTGATGGCCCTGGTCGTGCGCAGCGAACCCCTCAGCCGGTTAATGGGATCCGGGGTCGGGAAATTCCCTGCCTCGTCAATGCCGATCCAGTTGAGGTTGTGACCTTGGTATTTTGAGGCGTCCTGGTCCTTATCGATGAAGCGAAGCCGGAGATACGACCCGTCAGGCCACCGCCAGGTGGATCTGCTGCCGTTCCATTTGCCGCCCGTGTATGGGAGCAGGTCTTTGCTCAGCTCCACAATTTCCTCCAGCTCAGGCATTGTCCTGCGGAAGATCGCTCCAAATGCCTGCGCCTTAGCTTTCTTACAGGCCAGCCGGAAGCGATTGAAGGCGATGACGAGCCCGTGGGTCTTGGCCCCGCCGCGCGTGCCGCCGTAAAACAGCTCCCCGCCACGGGTGTTGACAAATTCCTCCTGTGGCTCCCCGAGGTAGGGCAGGAGTCGCAGGTTGACCGATGCAAGCAGCCCGTCAAGCTCCTGCAACTCCTCGTGACCTAAGGAGTTCAACAATCCGCTCAATTCGTTGATCGTGGTCGAGGTCGTGGTTGTCCTTCAGGTTATCTGATTCGGTGGCCATGATGTCTGACTCGATCTTGCACGCGGCCACAAGCCAAAGCCGGACCTCCTGCGGATCGAGCAGTTCCATGTCGAGGGCCTCAAGGGCCAAAAGCGCCTTCTCGCGCAGCTTGCGCGCAACGCCTAACTGTCTCGCCTGCCAGGTTGCAGCCTGGTCAGACGCCTTTTTTAGGGTCTTGTTCTGTATCCGTTCCCGATACTTTGCGCGCTTACCAGTCCACCCATTCTTGCTCGCCATCCTGCCGATCATGCCAAGGGTGCATCCGTATTTCTTGGCCAAAATCCGAAGCGTGACCTCATCATCTCCGGCGATGTACTCGGCGGCGATTTCATCCCAAGGGTACTTTGGTTTTCTTGCCATCGATCATGGTCTTCACTAACGGGTTCGTTCAGAATTTAGGCCCCAAAGCCCGTAAGATCAACACGGAGGGCCGGGGTGGTCTCAAACCATTGCCCGGCCCGTGCTCCTCCGTCCTCAGATCCCCCTGCAATCGTCCGGGTCCTTTTTGAGGTAGCCGGAGTCCTGCCGCTTGTGGTTAATCTGGCACTTGGCCCTGTAGGTGTTGTAGACATCCTCGGCGCTCATTCCGTGGAGCTGGGCCAGGCTGATGAGGAAGTGGAACAAATCGACGATCTCTACCCGCGCGTTTTGTCGGTCGTAGGGTTGTGCCTCCTCAGGCCGCCACCATTTCCAGGGGACGCAGTCGACCAGCTCGGCGAGTTCCTGCTGCATGGCGGTCACGAATTTTTGAGTCCACCTGGCGATAGCCTCTTTATCCCCGACCGCGTCTACATCGACCATATCCGCCCCAATCCTGGAATTGAGATGGTGCTGCAATCGGAACATCTCGGAGAGGCTGGAGGGCTCGACGTCACGTGGAATGGCTGGCGCAGACTCCGAAGGGATCATTTTTTCACTGTTCATCTCATGTTCCTCATTGGACGTACTACCATCAGGAATTGTAAACACATATTGGAAACACTCCTTGTCGGCACCGAGCCGATCGTTGAGCTCATTCTGCAATCGGATACTCTCGGAGAGAGCTTCCAGAACTCCAAGCGTTCGCCCATCCGGAAGTGGTACGGCTGGACAATAGTAACCGCCACTGTCTGAAACCAACGCAGCCCTGCCGTCTGGCAACGTGACTTCATGGATACCGTCCGGAAGCGGGACGGGTGGCTCCGGCTTCTCCTTAGGCCGAAGCTCAAGCCATTCCCAGGCATTGAGTTCATCCCTCCGCATGTAGTACTCACCGTTAAATACCATCGCAGCCTCGGTATAACACTCGTCATCCTCCGCGTAAGCAGCCACGATGTTGTCGCTTTTGAAGTCCCGCGCCAGGACAGTTTCCTCTGCCTCAGGCCAGCGCTCGGAGAACTTCACCCACCGCGCTTCCAAATTGAACTCACTCATTCTTCGCCGCCTTTCTCTCGAACCTCCAGCCATTCCCATTCAGGGATCTCATTCACCTCGTCATCATCCCAAATGAACGACTCACCGTTGACGATATACCTCATTGGCCCATCCTCAAAAAACTTGATCGTGGCAATCATGCCGTCTTTAATATTGCGCGCAAATACTCCATTGTCCCTGCCAGGCTCACGCTCAGACAGCTTCACCCACCGCGCCTCTAGGCCCCACTCCGTCGTTTGTTGCTCAATCATTCTCGCCGCCTTTCTCTCGAACCTCCAGCCATTCCCAGTTCCGCAGATCGTCCTTCCGCATGAAAAACACGCAATTGAAAACCCATGGTGGGTCGGGGCAATACTCGTCATATTCCACGTAAATTGACCCGACGTTCTTACCCCCTATCTTCTGCGCAAGGACAACTTTTTCAGCCGCAGGAACACGTTCCGCGAATGGGACCCACCGCGCTTCCAAATTGAACTCAGTCATTCTCGCGGCCTTTCTGATTCTCGTACCTATCAAGCACCTCGCGCAATTCGTCAGCAAAGTTGTCTCCATAGAAATGATCTTCCCCAAGCCTCCCCTCGTCCATGCGATGTCGCAGTTCAGCGATTAACGCTTCTTCGGGATCCCATTGATCTTCAAATCCAGAGCACGAACAATGCGAACCGTTCACTTCGTATAGCTTGCCATCGCGCTTGAATAAAACAAAAGCATATCCTTCGTAGGTATCACCGGTGAAGGCCGCAAAGATGATTATAACGCCTTCGAAACTACTTATGTCCTCCTCGAATATTTTTGCAATTTCCTCATTGGTCCAATTCTCGTACTCACTCATCACTCGCCGCCTTTCATCACTCGAAACAAGCCCTCTAAATCCGACTTAAGCGCCCCAGTATAATGCCGCGGGGTCATCTTCCCAGTCAAAACCGTCCTTACCTCAGCCTGGATCACCCGTAGCCAGAGTTCCTTGTCCCGGATCATGGACCATGGGTGAATCTGAAACGGGGTCTCGGGCAGGTCCCCGGGTGTCAATCCGAGGACCAACTCCGACAGTCGCTGTGGTTTGTCGGTCATGCTTTAAATTCATGCGCCGCGATTTGCTGCATGAGTTTGGCACAGTTTGAAATTGCGAAGTTTTTTGCCTCGCTGGAAAAAACTAGCCTGCTTTCTGGATAAAAGCCGGCCAATTCAACCAGTGAGTATCTGGTTTCATCTTTGCTGTATACCACCGTTTCAACACTGTAGACTTTGGCCTTCCATACCACGTCCGGCTTAAGAAGCTCATCAGTGAGATATACCTTGTCCCCGATATTGAATTTGAACTCTACCATCGCCATCACTCGCCGCCTTTCTTTGCAGCAACAATCAGCTCGCGTATCCATGGCTTGTCAAGGCTCATTGCATAAACCAGCGCCTCCATGCACGCTTTGCACATGTGATCGCGATCGTCGTCACGTAGTGTTCCACCACATTCTAGACACCTACCATCAGTTACATTAGGTAACACCTCATCGCTCATCACTCACCGCCTTCCTGTTCGACCATTGATCGTACCGCCTCCCAACCTTCAGGGTCATTCTCCTTCAGCTCCCCTTCACAAATGCCATCGTCGCCGTCAAAAATTAGCCTCGACATATATTCGATACAGACTGCGCAATAATATGCCGTCAAGAACTCCCCTGAATCAACAGTGACCTGGTATTGCGCAACAGATCCTGCGATAATCTCGCCTCTACAACCCCAGCATCGATGTGGTTTTCTCGTCTTGACGGACTTGTCCTTTAGAACATCCATCACTCGCCGCCTTTCCGTTGCGCCTGCCGCAGCATTCCGGCTGACGAAACATCGACAATGTCGAGATCCTCATACCCAAACAACTCCATCTGTGCCCTCTGACGCCCTAGGACGTACTCCGCGCAGACCTCGCGCAGTGCCTCCATACGTTTGACCGCATCGTCCGCGATCCCGTCGAGGTCCTCCTCGTTTAGCCATGGGGTTTTTAGGGTGCATGGGCCAACGATGTCGGACAGTCGTGTCTTCAGGATCGCCTCTGCGCTTATGCGATATTTCGTAAGTCCGTCCTTCGTGACCCATTCAGCCGATCCGAGCTCCATACTTGAAAGGTGATCGGGGCTGATACGGAACAGCTCCACGGCCAGCTCTCCAACCGCCTGGACCGCCTCACCGAACTCCGGCCCCCACTCCTCGGTGTAGTCCGCCGTGAAATAGGTATCCCCGCTGGTATAGGTCAGCTTCGGCGTACAGAAGATGCTGGAAACGAATTTCTTAATTAGAACGCTCATGACTCGCCACCCTTCTTTAAACCCCACTCAAATTCTTTAAAGCCGCCATTGGATTCGACATCAGCCCACACGGAAGATGCTACAGACATGGAAATGACTCCAATCAGGGAACCACGTAGCCGCGTGGGAGTATAAACGTCTGTCGGCTCAATTACCACAACATCTACCGGTTCCGGAACCGTATCGAGGAGTTTTGGAGTTGAGCCGCCGACAATGACGGACGCCATGCTCTTCAAGAAATCTCTGCGATTCATGATTCACCTCTACAAAACCGCCTGCATCAGTACGATCACCGCCAAGCCGACGATCAACGCAAGCGAGGCAGCCAACAAGAGACGTAGGTCCTGGATCTTCGCCCTGGCACTAACAAGTTCATTCTCCACGCGTGAAAAACGTTTGTAGACGTTTTCGAACTCGTCTTTCGTGATCGGCTCAAACCAGCCTTCAATCCTGCCGTGCTCATGGGCCTGTGTCGTGTCTTTCGTCGTCATCTCGCCACCTCTTCTTTCTCTGTTGTTGCTGCTACGAATTCCCGTCCCCAATCGTCAGTTGGGATCAGGATCCCGTCTCTTACTCGCCTTATGATTGCTGTCTGAAAACTGGTTGGGTTCGGCTGGATCGAGAGCAGGGTCTTGCGACCATAGGTCATCCGGTCGGTTAGAATCGACGCCACCCAATCGGCCCGGCCCCGGGTCATCATCGGACCCATCACGTCCTCAAGGACCAGGATCCCCTGGGCTCGCTTCGCCGCCAGGACTGTGGGTGAGTTGAAGTACGTCTTGCCGTGCTGCTCCTCCTGGATCATGGCATCGGCCAACTCTTGATGCGCCATCATAATGGCCGGTTTCCCTGCCCTCAGGAACTCCCGCAGGATTGCCCACGCTAGGTCCTTGGACTCTCCCAGCAGGACGCACTGCGACTTGTCCGAGCTGATCCACTCGATCACAAGCCGCTGGATTGTTCGGTCGTACCGAGAAACGCTTGACCATCGGTACTGCCTTGGGATGTCATCGAGGCTTTGCGCAAACGGCCGCCTGGCCGGCTCAATCTGGATGTATTTTTTCCCCGGCTCCTGCTTGTCGTTGCGCCTCCACCCGTACTCAGCCAGCCGCATTGGTGAGACCTCATCCATGGCGCAGGTACCACAAAGCCAACGCCCGCCGGGTTGTTGGTGGAAGGCCAGCTCGTCGTCCTCTCCGAACAAGGCCGGCTCCTTAAAGATGCGGAAGTAGTCACGCTCTTCAATCGCCTTCTGACTGCATCGTAAACACTCAATCGAATCAGTCGTCTCCATAGTCAGCCTCCGTCATTTCTCGAAGGCGGTGGTCTGGGCCGTCGATGAAGAGATATTCGCCGTTGGCAATTCTCGACGCCCATCTTTGACCATAGCCCTCCATCAGGATGAGGTCCTCAATCGAGTATTCGGACGTAAAGACAGTCCGGAGGGACCGCTGGGACCTGTATTGAATCACTGGGTAAAGCTCACGCCGAACCAGTGGGACCTCGTTGCCGAAATCGTCAAGGACAAGGATCCCATCGAATTTGGTGATCTCTCCCTCGCGTTGCGCCCGGTCCTGGATACTCAACCCGAGCAGCTCAATCCCGAGAACCGGCATGTCGATCCACATGGTTGGATGCTTGACCTCGCCATTGATGAGCCCAAGCTCGTTTTCAATCACGATAGCCCAGGCCACGCGCGTTTTCCCAATCCCGGCCGATCCGCCAAGGTAGAGAAACCGCATGGCCTTGTTCGCCTCCCAGCGCTTCACCGCCTCCTGAATCTCGCTGGAAGCGTCGGAGACCTTGGCGTCCATGTATGGCTCGGGCACCGTTGCCAGGTATTCTCTTGACCGCGCCTCACGAAGCCGTTTGATTTCCTGCTCCTTGGCTTCCCGGTCGTACTTGTCCCAGCAGGTCATACAGATCCTGCCGCCCTTGTTGTCTTTGGCGAAATCTCGCCCATCACGCTGGCCCCTCCATCCGCACTGAACGCCAGCGATGATCACCGGAACGCCTACCTGCCCGCAGTCATCGCAGTTTGCCTGTCGAATCTCAGCCATTGCGCACCTCCCTATCTCCGTTTGCCTTGATCACAATTTGTGGCTTCCTGTAAGCCTTGGCCCAGTCTGGGTTGTTCTTCTCGTGGGTCGTCTGCGGGTAAAGCCGTTCATTCCTCGGCTTGGCCCCGTTGACACGGACCGACCCGTTGGTTGGCCTTGCCGTCAAGACCTGCCCAGGTGGGGGGGTGTTGGGGAACACTACGCCCTTCCAGTTGTTGTCTGCCGACTGGTTGAGCAGGTGCACCGCTTCCTCTGGCGAGAACGGCCCCAGCTTGGCGACTGTGCGCTTGATGGCGTTCTCGGTCAGCCAGCATCGCATCGATTCCCGGCTGGTTAGCCACTCGTCAAACGCCTCCCTGACCTCTGGCTTGTCCAGGTGCTCCGGAAGCGGAAACGCCCCGGCTTTGTAGCTGGCCATTGCCTGCGCGTGCATCGCCTGCTTGGTAGGAGCTTTGGTCCTGGAAGCCTTGGGTGGAGTCGCCTCCTTCGGCTCCTCGACCTGGATGGGTGTGTCCTCGCGTGCGCGCGCGCATGCGACATCTCCCTTCTCTGTATCCCATTCTTTATCTTCTTCTCTTCTTACATTCTTCTCATTGTCGGGTGAACGTCGGGTGATCGGACCCATTGCTGTCGGGTGAACGTCGGGTGATCGGGTTTCCGATTCTTCGAAGTCGTTATCTAACAGGTCGTTATAGTACTCTCTACTTGTCGGGTGATCGGACCTCTTGCTGTCGGGTGATTGTCGGGTGAAACCTTGGTATTTTTCCCAGTTCAAAATCCGGATATGGGTGTAGCAACCTTGGGCTTTTGGCTTCAGGATTTCGATATACCCATCCCGGGCCAGGTGCTTGATGGAGTCATGAACCGACGAACGATGTGGGGACTTGAAACCACGCCCCTCCTGGCATTTGATCCGATCGGCGATAGCTGAAAGCGACAAGTAGCACTCGCCGCGATGAACTACCGTGCCGTCAGGCATGACCCTTGGCTTGCCGCCATGCCTCGCGCAAAGAAGAAGATGGAGCCATATCCGAAGCTCAAGGGCCGGACCGTTGTAAATCGGAGAATCCAGAATAGACCTGTGCAACTTGATCCATCCTTGCGCATACTTTGGGTCCATGGGCTACCTCCAGCCCTCTGTGAAATACTTGTCAAATTCACAGAATCTGATGTAGGTGCCGTTTGCTGTTGGTACTACATCGATCAGGCGTTTGTCTCTGATACTATGGAGAGCCCTACGGACCGAAGACTTGGACGGGACGTGAAGATTGCCGCTCTCGTCAGTCCACTTTATGTCGTCAGATATCCTAGAAAGGCTCGCGAACGCCTCGCCCTCGCAGATGGCAGCCCCGTTCGGTAAATAGGCTGGCTCTTTGCATTTGTGGATGCTGCATACAATCCATAGCCAGACCCTGCTCTCGATTAGGGACGCCTTCCATGCAGGGGATTCAATTACCCACGAAAACGGATTACCAAAACTCGGCTGGTGAAGCTCTCTCATAGCAACTCCTTCTGTGAGATCGAACCTTCTGAAAGAGTAAACTGACCGGCAACCGCAGAAGGTTTCGGCTGTCCCTGGCTCATGACTTCCAGGTAAGCCGGTCCTGATTCAAAGATAACCAAATGGCATGGAAAATCAACTAACATGTTGGTTCATTCTCGTGGGATTTCGCGGGCTTGGAAAGCCCTTCGTAGCATCTCCATCGTTTCCCGGGTGTTAAGATCCTGCGGAATGCGTTGGATGACCAGCCAGCCAAGGGCCGCAGCCCAGGAGAGTTTTTCAAGGTCCTTCACGTACCCAACCCCGTGGGTGTGGCGCCCTCCGGTTGGCGTGAAGACACCCCCGTTGCATTCAAGGGCGACCTTATGCGCCGGCCATGCGTAGTCGAAACGCCAGCGCCGACCAAGGGCCTCCCTCGCAAAAGCGACCTCCATCTCCGGGATCGGTAGCCCGTAGGATTCGCATGTGCGAGGGAAGACCCTCTTTGCCATGGCTGGCCCAAGCCTGTTGGATCGTCTGGCCATGCTGTGCAATTGCCACTCCTTAGCTGTCGAGGGGCTTTGGTGCCGTTAATTCCGCCAGCCTCAGCCGCGCGGGAATCGATGCGATGTGATCGCGTACACGTATGTTTGCATCGCTCAATCCTCTCGTTGGTGTCGTGCCTGCAATCACGCTTCCTGATGTTATCGCCCTTCTGCCCTTGGTTACCTTCGATGAAGCCTCTTGGATCCTCTCATCCGGAGCAGCAATTTTGAAACCTACATTCGGAATACAGATGATGACCGAGTTGTGTTTCCGGAATGACATGCGCCTCCACCTACTGGTTATAGTCCGGAACCTACTATCATCCCTCTCTGTATGGATCAGCTCTTCGACCTCCACGTAGGGTATCACGGTCCCAGGCTTGGCATCATCGTACCGGTTGAGCAGTATATTCACCTCCGCGTTTGTTGGCACTCCGCCAAACACCAATTTCCCTTCACTGATTGCGCTTGTCATGTCTAGATCTCCTTTATAGTCGCCTCGAATGTCCCGAATTGCCCAGGTGTTTTGCTCGAAGGTCTCCAGTCGCAAAGGCCACATCTGGCTCCAGCGAAGGTAAAAATATCCTTCAAAACAGCCTTTGTTATTGTTGAGTCCATAACCGTGATTGTGCCGGTTGCTTGCCAATTTGCAAACCTCGGCCTGACTCGAATATGCTTTGATGTTCCAATCTTAGCCCGCTTCACGAAAAGCATGATCCCAAGTTCCTCGGCTACTTCAAGATGCTTTTCGAAATCATTTTCATTCAAAAGCGCCTTGATTGGCTCGTAGTCGATATCATGACCATCCACGATTAATGGCCAGCCGATTTCATTTACGATGATCCCGCTTTGTGTTTGCGCCTTGAATGTCTTTTGACCCTTCCCGGTGGGGACTTGCGCACCTCCTTCCCTCAGCATCGTCATCAAGTTATCAGAATCTATAACGACCTTGCCGCCTTCGATATACAGGCACCCGATCCAAGTCCACGCTGGGCTCCTATCGTCACCAGCAACCGACACGTCTCTATTTGCAGGATCCTTGGTCCATTTCTTGACCCGCTCTCCATGCTGGACGTTGTCCTTGTGCATCAGTAAATCCCGCATTCCGTTTAGTGTCACCATGTAGTTCTTCTGCATCTTGCCCAACCTTTCGTCGTCTCGTTTTTCATTGCCGGGTTTTACGCGTCCCGCCGCGCCTTGAACCTCGCCACGCCGAGCCTAGCCTCGCCCCGCCTGGCCCCGCCTGGCCCCGCCAAGCCTTGCCCCGCCTTGAACCTCGCCTTGCCCCGCCTGGCCATGCCACGCCCCGCCCGGCCTCGCCAGGCCTTGCCGAGCCTTGAACCTCGCCATGCAAGCGAATGCTAGAACGGCTCCGCCTGGGTCGTTGCGGGCTCATAGTCGCGCCGATCCTCCGGACGCGATCTCGCCTTGTTTCTGGGCTCGTAGTCCTGATCTTTGACCACATAACCAATCGCCCTGGATGACACCGCCTGGGCCGTCAGGACCAGTCTGGACCGAGGCTGACCATCCGGACCATTCCAGTTCTGTTGATCGAGCCCGCCGTAAAACGTCAGGTGCGAGCCCTTCTGCATCGCCGAAACCGCCTTGGCCAGACCGCCCCAACAGGTCACCGTCAGAAACACGGTGCCTCCGCCTTTGCCTCCGTCGTAGACCGGTTTGTTGTGCGCCACTCTGAACGTCGTTACCGGGTTGCCGTTTTGCGTAAAGTGCAATTCTGGGTTTTCCACCAGATTGGCGTTAATTGTCACTTGGTTGATAGGGGTATTCATGCTGATTGATTTCCTCCAGTAATTTCTCAAAAACAGGTTCTGTTATTTTCGCGAATTGGGATGAAGAGACGGTCAAATCGGCGCCAGAATTAAGCAGGTTTTGGGATGATAAAATAAAGACCGCCGTATTCCAGACAAATTCGACTATCGCTTTCTTAAGTTCCGCGTTCTCAAACATTTCCAAAACCGTCTGTTGTATAACAGCTCCCGCGATTTCCTGCTGCGCCTGGTCAACCGGTCGAGTGAAAAGGGCGAGGTTTTTATCTGTTGAATTTGACACTTTCATGACTCAGCCTCACCCGTTTTTTTTTGACTCAAAAACAGCATCTGGGAATCGCGGGAGTATCATTTCAATATGGCCTTTCTATTTTGTTTTGCGCATTTCTTCAGTTGGCTCCCCGGTCTCGGTCGGGACGTTCTGGGCAAACCATTCCTTACCCTTCACGATCGAGGGCCACCGCCCCGCTTGTTTACCACCACGTGCGATGATTTCCTCCAATTTTCCGACCTCGACCTTGCAGACGGCGAGGAATTCATCCATCCGCAGGATGTCCTTGACCCGCTCGTAAGCACCAACCAGGTCCGTGATCTTCCGTGCTCCGGACTTCATGGAGATTTTCAGCCCATCAACCTGCCCGCCAGAGTTCTGTGTCTCCTTCACGATATCCCGCACTCTGGCCAGGATGACCTTGCTTTTTGCCTCTACGCTTTTGACGATGTTATAGACCAGTCTTGCGTTCTCAGGCCGGATCATGGAGAGGACAACCTCATCCGCCTCCTGGATAAACTGCTCGTTGGCTCGCAGCTCCGGACAAAACCCACGTGCCCGGCAATAGGTACACTGCGGACCGGAATTGAGGACCAGCTCCCGCCTGGATGCAGTGTTCCTGATCCGTCGCAGGCTCTCGGTGATCGCGTCCGGATCGGTGAACGTGTAGCTTGCCTCGATATGGAGCCTTGGTTGTAAGAGGATGCACTCGGCCTCGCTCGCTCCAAACCGCTGCATCGCCCCCGCCGCATAGGCCGCGAACTGCTCATTCTCGATGGGGTCATCCACCGGGTTGTAGCCGAATTTGAAGTCCACGACCACGACCCGACCGGCCATCTCGTGATCGGGAGGATAGACCCCGATCCCGTCGGAGGTGCCTCTCGAAATCAGGACCTCGTCAGGGTCGAACAGCCCCGGGGCCACAACCTCAATCTGTTGCTCTGGATGCCAGGTGATCCCATCGAAGCTTGCCAGCCGCTCGTCCACCCATTCCAGGGCCTGGAGTTGGTCAGCGCTCATGTCCTTGCGCAAGCTCTTATCCCAGACCGCGGCGTGTAGGTCAGTCCCATCCTGTGCCCATTTGCTGGCGATGTCATCAAGTCCAAGCTCCATCCGTGCCGATCCAGGGCAGGCCGCCCGCCTGGGCATCGAGGACGCCCGGAAGAGTTCATCGGGAAGCGATAGGGTCAAAAGCATTTCAGATCTTTCCATTTCGTTCTCCATTCAAGTTGAAAGGGCGCCACGAAGGACGCCCCAGTCATTAATTACAGGTCGAGGCTCTGCTGCATCGCCTCATCTATCGCAATGTCGATCTCATCCGCCGTGAGGTCAGCCACCTTGCGCCGCAGCTCGCCGATATTGTTGCTGATCATGTCGACCATCTCGGGTTTCAGATTCTCGATCGGCTGATCCTTCCCGAGCCATGGCCGTTCCATGTTGCGTAGAACATATGCCACCAGCGCGGGGTCGAGTTTTTCGGTCTTCAGGATTTCCAGGATTCCAGGCTGTTCCGTAGACGGATCCTCTGGCACATCTTCCCATTCTTGGATGGGATCAGGCTCCGCTTTCGGCTTGGACTTGGCCGCCTTCGGCTTTGCCGGTGGCTCGGGCTTGGATTCAAGCGGGCTTTCCAGGTCCGTCGGCTTGAAGAAATCGCTCTTTTTGCCGAACCCGTCATTGATCGACGCCCAGACCTTCCGCAGCCCTGCCAGCTCTCGCTCCGTCATCGATTCGAGGGAGTGACCCATCCGCACTTCCAGGTCCTGAACCGTGACCCCCTGCTCGCGGAATGCCTCAACCATCTTGTGGATTCGGTCTTTGAGAGGGACACTGCCACTACCAAGGGCCATCGTTTTGTTGCATGCCTCGACCGCCGCCTCGACGATGTCGCCGGGTATGATCGCCAGGATCGCTGCCCGCAGACGCCGGGCTCCCTGGTTGGCGCCGATCTCGTAGATGTCTCTGGGGTCTTCTAGCTGTTTGATTCTGCCGTTTGCCTTCATCGAATGAACGACCGTGAACACCTTGACCGCCCTGGTCAGGGTCTCTAGGTCCCAGGCATATGCCATCATGACCGATTCCCCCTCACGCTGCTCAAGCTCCAGGGTCCCAAACTCGATGTTGCCCCAGTTTTGAGCGATGACCTCAGCAAGCCTGATACTTGGGCCCTCGATCTTTTGACCACCCCTTGGGTAGGAGTAAATCGCCGACTCGGCCAGGCTGAACCGTTGGCACGCCTGCATGATCCTGTCATAGGCCAGCATCTGGTTGCGCGGGCTCATTTTGGCCATCAGGATGGCCGCCTGTACCTCCTGGGCGTGCCGGGTGGCCATCGCCGCCGCCTGGTTGCCCAAGGTGCCGACCCCGCCGCCTGCCGCAAACGTTTGGGCGATCTCGCCGCCGTTTCCGCCGTTGCTCTTCTGGGCTGCCTTCGCGCCCTGGAAGAAGGTCATTGCCGCCGTGCTATTGCTCATGATCTCATCTCCTCACTAACAGGTTGGTTCTCAGTTTCCGAAAAAACCTCGCCGTCTTCAATGAAAATCTCGACAGCGCCACGGTCTGAAGTGACCCGGGTCCCGATGATTTGGATTTCATTCTCCACTGCCCACCGATTGAGTTCGCGAATTGAATCCTCATCCAAAGATTCGAGACCATCGCAGAGCAGGATCCTGCACTCGGGGGTGATAGCAGCCTGAATCGCAGCAGCAACCCTGATCCGCTCAGCCCCGCTCATACAATCCCACCGCCGATCCTCAAACAGGATGTCCATGCCATCTTGTGAAAGCCCCATACCTTCGAGTGGCCATGGTAGGCTCTTGACGTACTGCTCCTTTTGGGCTCGCAGGGTGGCCAACTTCCGATCCAGATTGAGGACATCCAGATTGAGGCAGTCAACCTCGCTCTGTACCTGCTCAATTCTTTCAAGATCAGCCTTCGCCGCCTTCTGGCCTGCAATTGCGTCATGCGCCGCAGACAGGTCAGAACGCAGGCCGAGGAGACGTTGGTTCAGCTCATCCTCGGTCAAAAGACCGCAGCTGATTCCAGCGTGCTCAATGCCCCGGTCGACCTCTTCCAGCGCCTCGCGCTTGGCTTCAAGCCGCAGCTCCAGGTCTGCGATTTCGTCCTGTAGGATTGACTTTCGGCTCAGGAGATCGGCCTCGCGTTGCCTGGCCAGTTTGATCTTGCTGACCCGCTCAATACACTCATTGATTTCAGCAGAGAGCCTATTCTCGGCATCTTCGGCACGCTTGATCTTATCATCAAGCTCGGTCTCGGTAATTCCAGGCATCCCGCTGCGCATTTCCCTGAGGACCTTGTCCCGAGCGTCCAGTGTACGCTTGGCGACACGCCTCTCCTCATACACGTCCTTGATCTCTTGATCGATCCCAGCCAGGCCCTCGGCGCCGATAGTCCTAAGGATGATGTCCCGCCGCTCTCGGTCCGACGCGTGGAGGATTGCTCCTACATCCAGGGATTGTTTCCCGAACATCGCATCCAGGACGCTCTGCGGGGTGCCGTCGACTGGACCGCCTTCAACCCGTATGGTGCGCTTTACCGTTCCGTCACGCCCGGTTTTGAGGACCATCTCGACCTTTGCACCATTATCCAAGGTTATCGATGCAATCCCATCCTCAGCACCCTCACGAAGTGGGTCCGATGGAAGGGCCGATGCCCCTTTTACCAAGGCGAGAATGGTATCCAGGACCGTGGTCTTGCCTTGACCGTTGCGCCCACCGATGGAGGTCACCCCGTCGGGCTTAGGTTGGATCGTTGCCGCCTTAAGGCGCTTGACATTTTCCGCTTCAAATACGATAATCTTCATGCTCGCGCGTCTCCATTCATTGCCCGCCTCTGGCCCCCTTCTGGGGGCCTTCTCATTTTCAGTTCTCGTTTTCATCCCGGCCTTCCTCAAGCCAGGTGTCTATCATCCACCAGCCGTTCTCACTGGTTCGAAATGCCCCCTTGATCTTGCCCAACTCACAGAGGGATCGTACCCGGTCGGGGGTGGCTCCGATGACCTCCGCGTATTGCGTGGTCGTCATAAACCGCTCGTCCCGGTATGGTCTGTCCTGTGCGACCTTCAGCAGCTCGTTGACCATCCTTTGGGCCCCGGGCTGATATTTGGCTGGCCAAGCGGCCGCGGACTCAGCCACCCTCTTGATCGCTTCTTTGATCTGCATCGCGCCTCCTAATCTGGAAGTTTTCCCCACTAATATGGAAGTTATGCCGTTTTCATTGGAGATAGTCAAGGGCGTGTTCCGTCCGCGTACAGATAGGGGATGGGCCGTTGCTTCCCGGACCGTAGGACCTCCACGGCCTGGTCGATCCCATTGATCGTCTTCACGAGCCGGTATCGGCCCGCCGCTGGCTGGCCCTCGTACAGGAACCAGCCGTATGACTCCAGCCGCTTGATCGTTTCGCGCTGTTTCGGGGTGTATGCGCTCATCGGATATCCCTCCACTTGGGCAGCTGCTCCCAGGCCCGCTCCATCTCGCGTTTATAGAAGAGCTCATCCCTCGCCTTGTCCATCTCGTCCATGGCCTCCATGTACCGCGCCCTGATCAGGCGGAATTTACGCTGGAATCCATCCATCTCGGTGAGAGTCCGCTCGTACTGTTCACGGTACACTCCCGCAATTTCCTTGGCCTTTGCAACCCTCTCTTCGAGGTCTTTGATTGTGCTCATTCTTCACCTCCAATAAAAAGGGCGCCCGAAGGCGCCCGTGGGTTGTTGTCTATAAATCTCCAACGGCATACTCCATCAGCCACTCGTCCGTGCATCCGTCAAGGGCGGCGCTCGGATGGATATCGCCGTCGCTATCGCCGAAAAGATTGCCTGCCCATTCCGGTGGATTGTCTGCCACTAGCACGACCCATGGGGCCATCCAATGATCCGTCAACCCGCTCTGGAGAGCCCATCGACCGGTGCTACGGTCGAACGCGACTATCGGATTCGCGAGGCGATGGTGCCCCTCGGAGATTTCCCGCAGCACGCCACTAAGGCTCTCCCTATCAGGCTCCGCAGCCTCGATCTCGCACCAGATCAGGGTCTGGTCCTCAGCCGCGATTTCCCTGGCTCGCTCTTCGGTGATGTCTTCCGCCGCAGGATCGATCGGAGTATTGTAGTTGCAGAGTACTACGCTCTCGTCCTGATATTTCGCCTCGATCGCATCCCAGCCCGTCAATGTGATTTCGCTCGCTGTCATTGTCCTATCCTCCAAAGTTAGCGTTTCGGTCCTCTATAAACCATCATCAGTGAGGCAGTCCAGCCTCAGACGCCCCGGAGCTTTGAGGTTGCTAGGTCATCGCCCTACCGGCTCGCTAGGTCTCGCTCCATCGCCTGAGTTTTTCGGGCCAAGCCGGTTGCCGTAGCCGCCGGTTACCTCAGGTGCCGTAGTAGGTTGTCAATGATCTTTCTCTATCTTGGTTCTATACTACTTCAGTTTTGATCCGAAGTAAAGCGGAAAAGTAGAAAAAGTTGGAAAAAGTTCCCAGGTACGGCTGAAACCTTGGATTCACTAGGGTTCGAGGGCGGATTGATTCCCAGTCAGAATAGGGTAGACTGAAGCCGGAATGGAAAAAACAGATATGAACCTGCTGAAACTACGACGAATGATGGGTCTTCCGGTCAACCAGTTGTCGAAGATGGCCGGGGTCAGTAGTGCGACCATCGCCAAGATCGAGCGAGGAGATAAGGTCCGCGTGCACGCCATCCGCAGGCTCGCCGAGGCCCTCGAATGCCAGCCGTCCGACATCGACCCGGACCTGGAGCCAGACCCGCCCGCTGACCCGCACCTCGCCCTATTGGTGGAGCGGTGGGTCGATCTCTCTTACACGACCCGCGGCCAGATCATGGACATGGTCGAGCGGGAGCTTGGGGAGGAGCGATGATCACCGGCAATGAATTCCAGGATGAAATCAGAGCGCAGTGACCGATAGCCCGAGCTTGGCCCCGAAATAGGCGTGTACCTTGTTCAGTTCCGCATCGGTGAGCGCCCGAGGCACCCCGACCAACCCGAAGAAGTCGAACCGGCCCCAGCTGCCGGACCTGTCCGTATTGGAGCCAATACAAACCGCGTCAGAGGTCAATGCTGTCCTGCGATAGGCTGGAGGATCAGAGACGATCGAGACGCCGTTCCTGTACACCTGGACCCCGTCCTGGGTCGACAATCGGAAGGTCAGGACCTGCCAGCCAAGCGCTGGGGTCGAGACCTCCTTCCACGCAGCATCGGCATCGAGGATTCCGAGCTTTCCCGCGTTGATCTGGTGCCCCAGGATGAGCGTGGTTGAGCCGAGGAGATAGTTCCAGCCGCCCGTGATGAGGTCCGGCTCGAAGGCGAAGACCCAGGTCCAGTCGCATGGGTCATGGGCCAGCGAGAAAAACCTGAATGACCGCCAAGGGGCGATGCGGACCACGGGGTGACCATTGATGACGTTGGCGTAATAGGTGGGCGTGGCGGTGTCGTAGTGGTTGATTTTCGGATCGCGCCGATTGGCCATGCCGCCCGACAGATCAAACCAGGTATCCCAGAGCCTCTCTCCGTCCGTGATGGGATCGATCCAGTCCGCCTCAAGCCAAACGTGGACGTCCGGAATCGAGGAGGGCCCGTCCGAATAGTCGGCCATCGCCCCGGCCTGGATACTGACCACGCTCTCGCGCGTCCATGGCTGCCCGGTAGCCGGGTCGGTCGAAAACACCATTGACGTGCCGCCCGCCGTAGTGGGTGTGATCGGACCAGCCGTGGAAAGTTCCATCTCTCCTGCCCGGTAGGTGGAAGGATAACTCAGAGCCAATGGCCGGACTGCGTCGACGATATTATCGCCGGTCCCAGCCTCCTCCGGAGATACCAGGACTCTCAGGGCGTCGATACTCCTCATGGTAGCCGTCGGATCAGCGATGCGTACGAACTCCATCCGCCCAGTGGCGGTGGTTGATACGTAGTCCGCATGATCAGGAGGGACCTCGTCCAGGTCCTCAAAGGCGGCACCGGCGCCAGAATTGGCCCACTGCTCACGATCCCCGGCCGCTTTGGGCTCCAGCCCTATGATGATCCGATCCGCCGGCCGCTCAGAATCATCCAGGACCAGGTCGTCATAATAGCCCCAGCTCTCCAGGGACAAGGCCGTGATGACAGAGCCGGAGGACACAGAGAGCGTAACCTCCCGCCCGTGGGTGCTCGATGCGGGATAGAACGTCAGCTTCGGGGACCCACTCAGATCGATGTCAAAGACAAGCCGCTGGGCGTGGATCGCCGAGGACCCGACCCCTAGGGATGTGATGTGGGCCGCCGCGTCTCGAACTTGTAGGCTGCCGAGGTAGTCGGTCTCGATCCGCAGCAGCTCAGACGATCCATTCCAGAGACGCGCCACGATCTCGGATGTCAGATGAGCGCCTGCCGAGGTAGATGCCTGCCAGCGGAAGGCGAACCAAAGCCGTTTGCGCCAGGAGCCAGGAATCGCATAGGTAAAGGAGCCCAGCGTCCCATTGTAAACAGCACGCCCCGCATTGGGAAACCATGGAGGACCTCCCTGGGCGTCTATTGTGGCAGGGGTGCCGGTGCAAGAGTAGTCCCGTAAACTGCCGCTTTCGAATCCGTCGATGTGTATTCTCGCCATTGGCGCATCTCCTGCCGGATGGTTTTTTCGGTCTCTCGGATCGCCTCTAAAATGTCAGATCGCATCCGCGCAAGCTCCTCCCTGAACTCCTTCGATATTTCCCGATCCCGCTCCTTCAGAAAATCCTCGCCGAGCCTAATCCGTTCTTCCAGCTGGTCCAGATCCTGACCGCGAACCCATAAAAGAGTTGTGACCCCCGCCTTCGCCGTACCCCACCCAAGCCCGATAACGACCACCGACAGCTTCGCCCAGAACATGATGATGGTACGCCGGCTCGGAGAGAGGAATCCACCATCCCGCTCTGGCTGGCCCTTGCCCTCACCCTCCTCTTGCTTCTCCCTGCTGGCCTTCATCGCCGGATGGTAAATATCCATTTCCCGTCACCCCCCTACGGCTGGAATTGATAGGTTCACGTCGACCGTTGCTCCATTGGCTGTCAGTGTGTATGCTCTACTATAATGCCCTGTCCCACTGATAGAAAGGCGACCAAATCCGTCAAGCCGGATGTTGCGGATACGGACAGGCACCCCGTCAATCGAGACCAGGTCTGTTGGCTCGATCGCTAGAAGCCGCGCATCCGCCCGCGCCGAGTATGAACGCCGCTCGGTCAGAGAGATCGCGTGGAGCCTCAGGGCGATGGAGCGGAACGTGTCTGAGTCGCCCACGATCGGGAAATTGTAGGAGGTAGAACTCGACCCGCTCACCCCAAACAGAGAGGACCGAGCCTCGCCCATTTCCTGGTTCCGGTCATCCTCCACGAAGCCCACGTCCACAGTATTGGGTAGGAGTTCATCGGTAGTCGCCGAGATGCTGACCAGGGCCCCAGGTGCCGTACCGAATGGGCGGACATCCAAAAGCTCTGGGTCGATCTCTATCGCAATGGTCCGGTCCGCCACACTGCGGAAGATCAAGACCCCATCGGGATCCTCCAGGACCTCGAACTGGTAAGCCAGCCGGAGAGGATCGAGCACGCCCTGGGCCGTGGACCGCGCGTTGACGAAATAGCCGCCGATCTCCTGATCAAGCTCAGAGACGTCCACAACGGTCTCCGGGGAGACCATCTCTACGATCCGCTCGACCACATCGCCGGAGGTTTGGGATATCTCTTCAACGACCGCCTCCAACCTCGGGACGTGATTGCCGTATTTTTCCAGCGGGAGGTCCGAGACGGCAATGGTCACTGCGCCGACATACGCAGGGGTCCAATCCTCACCCCAGGGGTGGTTCGCCTTCAGGATCCCGGGGACGGCCTGGTCATCCTCGCCGAGGTTGACCTCGAAATCGACCGGATCCTCCTCACCCGTGGCCCCAACGCCATTGGAGACATTGACAGACCCAACGACCAAAACAGCGCCCGGTGTTGAGAGGTTAGATACCCGCAACTCAATCGCGCCGGCGGAAGCGGGGGTCCAGGTGGTCTGGATCGTGGTCCACTTGCCACCTCCTGGGCAGCGCAGCCAGGGGAGCGTGGTGGATCCAACCTTTACCTGAACCTGGGTCCAGATGCTCGACCGGCAGCGGATGGTGATTCGGTGCTGAACCCCAGCCGATGCAATGGTGATATTCTGATAGACGCCAGCGCCGTAAGCAAGCCCTGCCGCAGCGACCGCGCCAGTCAATTCTGGGTCAAGGTAGGTCTCGATCTTGGTCACCGTGCCCGAAGTCGTCCAGCTGTCAGGGACCGATCCCGTCCAGGCCAGGAATGATGGGTCCGTAGTGATCGTGTTTGCCGCGTCGCTGGTCCTGTCGTAGACCAGTTTATTGTCGAGGTAGATCTGCCTGACTGCGGTGATCCGGTTGGCGTCGTTTCGGCAAAGCTCCCACATGGCCGTAAGGTAGTACTTCCAGGTCGTGACCGTCACGTGACCGTCCGCTTCCGTAGACACGTCCTTCAGATCGCGCATCCCACGGGACCAGATCAGTTCCGCAGCCAGCCGCTTATTGCCGAAGACCTCTGGGCGGACCCTGCCGAAGGCTGAAGACTGGACCGACAGGTCTCCAAGCCGCTGGCCATCCATAGAGGTATGATCGAGCATGCCAGGCATCGAGAAGCCGCCGCCGCCCCCTCCGCCAAACTCGAAAGGGAAGTCGTTGAGATTGCCACGGTTTTGATTCTGCTGCTCAGCGAGCCAGGAGTTGTAGCGGTTGACGATTTTCTGGTTGGCCAGGCCACCCGCAAGACCACCAATAGATGCACCTACCGCTGTGGCCACTGATGCTGCCGTAGTCCCAGCCGCCGCTCCAAAGAAGCCTCCGATCGCAGGGCCAAGAAGAGCCGCTCCAGCAATCATCCCAGCAACCTGAAACAATGCCCCGCCATATTTCGCGAACGACTCCGAAGGCTGCCATGGTTTGGTGGGCGTGCTAAGCCGGATGCCGCTCTTGCTCTGGTAGCCCTCCAGAAACGAGCGCTCCTGCTGGGTGAGATTATCCCATCCGACCTCCCGCGATTTCGCGGCAAGTCGAAGCATCGCGTTGCGTTGCAGGTCAGGAAAAAATGACATGGCTTGGCCTCATCAGGTTACCTTTACATCCGTGGGTCGTTTATCTGGATAGGCATTGAGCGCATCCCAACCGGGAAGATCGGGATACCCGCGAAAACGCCGAAGGTTGTTGAATTTCTTCTTGCAGGTCTGCCGCCTGCCATCGCAGCCCGCGTAGATAAACCCAGAATCCCCAGGATTGACAGGATAAGGTGGAGGGACCGCAAGCCCGATGATGGCGCCGGTGCCGCCGTCCGATTCCTGCGAATAGACGTCCGATGTAAGGCCGGCATTTCGTCCAGTGGCCCACTCAATCTTCCCATGCGCCCAGTATTCGCTCGGGGTGTAGGACGCGTCGATTTCCAGGGTGGCCGATACCGTTTCCGCGACCGGGTCCTTCTTCCCCTCGGTCAGACCCACAACGAAGATCCGTTTGCCGTCATCCTGCGAATTGACCACCCGCCAGAGCCCGTCATTGTTGGCCGTCCCGGAAACCGTGACCACCTGCCCGATCTGAAACCCTTCAGAAACCAGATCGACCGTGGCCGATACGATGGAGCCCTTCAGCTCTTCAGGGGAGGTCTCAGGGACCTTGAACTCTACCGATCCGGTCCAGGTTCTAACAATCGTGGCCCCGTCCTCATGATCGCGCCAGATAGCAATCCGGAAGGTGCCCTCCTCAGCGGTCAGCCAGTAACGATTGGCGATGTACCGCTCGACCAGGTCGGTCTCCGACACGCTCAAGGTGCGCTTAAATACGATGATCTCAGACAAGAGCCCAGCATCCCCTGTTGCCGTCCGGATCTCGCCCGCGTACAGATCCGACCAGATCGCCGAAGCCGGAACCGCCATCGTATCCCCGACCGTGATGATGGTGTAATCCGACCCCAGGTCAACCCCCGTAGTCAGGCTCAGGAATTGGGTGGACTCAAACGCCATCGTGGGCTGATCATTGTATCCATCCTCGTCAAAAGTTGGAGCGGTCGCGGAAACGCCGGTGGCATGGTTCAAGCTCGCGCTTCGATCTGACAGCGACAGCACCTTGGCCCCGTCCGCGATGTAGCCCTCCAGATCCGCAGCGCAAAGCCAAAGGTCCGGCCCCATCGCTGCAATAGTAGCCTCCCCGACCGATTCCACCGTAAAAACCGCCTTGATCGGATCGCCCAGGGCATCGTTGCCGTCCAGGTTGACCCCGCACCGCCCATCCCCAAGCCGGGCCGCGCAGAAGGGGCTGTATACCTCACCGATGGATCGCTGGAGGACAGATTTCCTGCTCTCCAGCCGAAACTCCCAGGCCGCCTCCTCGTGATCGACCTGGACCACGCTCCCGCGCATCAGGACCATAAATACCTCGGGATTGAGCCAGTCGACCTGGTAGAGGGTCACGCTCGCATTGTCGAAGGCCCCAACGCGCAGGTCCTCTTCCGTAATCAGGACGCCATCCGCAATCCCTGCAATCGATGCTGTGTCGGGCGACATATCACCTGATCTACTCAGGGGCTCGACCAGCACGCCATTCTCCGCCCGGTAGATCTCGCCGCCAAAGGTCAGATCCCCATCATGGGTTGAGAGCCGGATGACATCGCCGTTCTTTTTGGCAATGCGGACCAGCACGCAAAGGGTTTGGACCGGCCCGAAGAAGGAGCTTTCCTGCGCTACCGTAAACGTCCTCATCGGACCACCTCCTGGAGTTGGATCTCATCCACCCGCGCAAGACCTCCAGGCTCAAGCCCCAGGCCGTC